ATCATCAGTAGCTACTGATGATTTGGAATCTGCATAGGAATTCCTATGCAAGCGAAAATGAGCGAAATCTGGGCACTTTTTCGAGGCCCAAAAAAATTGCCCCGCGTAATAAAACACGGGGCAAAGTGTGACGTGGTACGTTTTACTGTTTGCGTTTTAACTTCCTCGCTTCCTTAATCGCTTTACGCTTCGCAATGGATTGCTTAAGTCTAGACTTGGATGCCATGAATGCTTTATGTTTAATTCTGCTATTCATTATTCACCTCCCGTTACTGCTATTAAGTTATCTTCTAGCTGAGTAACAATCTCAACTAAGTAAGTATCAATATCAGCTTTTGTTGTTTTGGATTTTTCTAATTCCTTCATGCCCTCAAACAATTCTTTAATATCACTAAGACGATTAGTTGCAGATTTGATTTTGTTATTAAGCTTTGTTGTGTCGGACGTTGTAGTCGTTTTCTTTTTGCCAGCAATTTCTTGCACTAATGTTGCATTTTTCTCCGCACGTTTTTCAGCATCCTTACTTTGTTTCGTTCCTTGATACAACATGAAATGACGCTTGAAAGTTTGGCAGAATTGCGAAAACTCTTGCGCTCCGTTATCGTGTGATTCGTTAAACTTGCCACGTATACCATTCAATATGTCGCGAGCATTATCCCAAACTGTTTCAGTCCATCCTTTTGCTTTGCAGAATTCCTTCCCATATTTACTTTCGAAGTTTTCATAATTGGCTTTTGGGTCGGCGTTAACTAATGGAATAATTTCCATGTGCGCTTTTGGATCGGTATCACAAGCTAATGCGAATGACTTAATACTTGCATCCATCTCAGACTTATTTGTGCCAGTCTTTTTAATTGCGCTATGTAATTGTCTTTTAGCTACGTTAATAGATGGAGCATTTTTAGTATGTGCTTTCATAACTTTTTACTCTTAAGTTATTGCCTAGGAATTCCTAGGCAGATTATGTTTGACTCTTAACGTGGTACATGCGCTCCCTCTGTAACAATGTGGTACATGCGCTCCCACTAAATTAATAGTGTGACGTGGTACGAATTGATAAAGAGTGCAACGTGGTACGAATTGAGAGCCGATTGGATTGCCTAGGAATTCCTAGGCAAAGTGAGATAATTTCTCTCACTTATATATATTCTAGCATATTCTCAGAATCTTGCATTAAATTGTGGTACGGGTGGGGTATACCCCTTTCCACCAATTAAGTCCCGCGCCCCTCTATACATAGTATTTTGCACATTGAATCACACAACTTGACAAACTCAAGTAACAAACTTTAATTAAATCAATAACTTACCCCCACCCCCTTTTTTTTATATCCGTCTGGCTCGCACCCCACCCTGTCCCACACAGAAACACCCCCTTTGGAGTCCCGTACCTCCTCTTGAATACAGGGGGTATACTTGTGTTACACTCCGCAGAACTCGGTATTGCGGATACCTGCGTATGTCAGTTGTACAAGTGGAACCTACAAAGGACCACCCTATTCCTTACGACTTGTCGGAGGAGAAACCTGCGACTCTGATTGAAGAGATGGCAGTAGCGGGCAACACAGCAGAACTACAAGTAGAAATGGGCGCATCTTTGGATATATCTGAAGGGGATGCGACTAAAGAGCAAGAACTACTCCGCGCTGTAGCGGAAGCAAAGAAACCATCAAACCTGACAAATCAGACCACGGCGTTTGCTGCTGCTGCGTTTCTTCGGACCTATGGTGCCCAACTAGCGATGGATGCGGCACAGGCACGGTCTGCGATAACTAACAAACTCATGGAAATAGCTGACTGCGGTGACCCACGGTTTGAGCTTAAGGCATTGGAATTGTTAGGAAAACACAGTGATATAGGTATTTTCACAGAGCGTAGTGAGATTACTATTAACTACAAGAGTCCAGAAGATTTAGAGAAAGCGATTAAGGAGAAGGTTAAGAACCTTCTTAATGCTACGTTAGTAGACGTAACACCTGAACCGGAGGACTCTGAAGAAGAACTGGACGAACTACTGGGTGTGGTCGATTTGGATACTGAAGAAGAGAATGTAGATGACGAACACAGCATCTCCGTTTGATAACATTTCTCTCAAAGACATACCTAACGTATTGCCGTTGTTGTCACAGGCGGAGCAAGAAAAGTTACTAGCCGAGCTGGAACATCTGGCGAAGCTGAAGAAACAGAAAAAGGCGCAGACGAGGTTCTTGGACTTTACCAAGCAGATGTGGCCTACGTTTATTAGTGGGAAGCATCATGGCAAGATGGCTGAAGCATTTGAACGAGTGGCTAGGGGCGAGTGTAAGCGCCTTATTGTCAATATGCCTCCTCGTCATACTAAGTCTGAGTTTGCTAGTTACCTTCTTCCTGCTTGGTTTTTGGGTCAATATCCGCATAAAAAGGTTATCCAGACCTCACATACAGCGGAGTTGGCTGTTGGATTCGGTAGAAAAGTAAGGAACTTAGTCGATCAGGACGCATATCACGAGATATTTCCTGATTTACACCTGTCAGCAGACAGTAAAGCGGCAGGAAGGTGGAACACGAGCAAGGGTGGAGACTACTTTGCGATAGGTGTGGGCGGTGCGGTTACTGGTAAGGGCGCGGATTTGCTGATAATTGACGACCCGCACTCGGAACAAGAGGCAGCACTGGCTGAAATCAACCCAGATGTCTACGATAAGACGTACGAGTGGTACACATCAGGGCCAAGGCAGCGTCTACAGCCGGGTGGAGCCATCGTCATAGTGATGACACGCTGGAGTTTGCGGGATTTGACGGCAAAAGTGATCAAATCTTCCGCGCAACGGGGTGGAGATGAGTGGGAAGTCATTGAATTTCCTGCACTTATGCCCAGTGGTAGCCCCCTGTGGCCTGAATTCTGGTCAAAAAAGGAATTAAGTGCGCTAAAAGAGGAATTACCTAACTCTAAGTGGATGGCGCAGTACCAACAGCAGCCGACATCGGAAACATCGGCTATTGTGAAGCGTGAATGGTGGAAAACGTGGGAAGAAGAGAACCCTCCCCCGTGTGATTTCGTGTTAATGGCGTGGGATACGGCGTTTGAGAAGAATAATCGGGCTGACTACTCGGCTTGCACGACATGGGGGGTGTTTTACCACCCAGATGACAACGGAGTAGAGCAAGCAAACGTGATATTACTCAATGCGTTCAGGGAAAGGATGGAGTTTCCCAAGTTAAAGCGCATATCTGTAGAGCAGTACGACGAGTGGCAACCAGATTCGCTACTTGTAGAGAAAAAAGCGTCAGGAGCGCCGCTAATTTACGAGCTTCGGGCGATGGGAATACCCGTGCAGGAGTTTACTCCGACGCGAGGTAACGACAAAATAACAAGATTGAACGCGGTGTCAGACTTGTTTGCTTCAGGTTTGGTATGGGCACCGAATACAAACTGGGCAGAAGAAGTAATAGACGAGGTTGCCTCCTTCCCATCAGGAGAGCATGATGACTATGTGGACTCTGTATCATTAGCAATGATGCGGTACAGGAAAGGTGGATTCATAAGGTTGCCTTCGGATGAAGCAGAAGAAGTGCAATACTTTAAGCAACGTAGAGGCGGGTACTACTAATGGCTATTGAGAAAGGATTATACGCAACACCAGAAGGTATGAGTGTAGAAGAAGAAACTTTAGAGATTGGGATTGTTAATCCTGACATGGTGACGATGGATGATGGAAGCGTAGAAGTTACGCTAGTTCCTGAAGAAGGTATGGAAGAAACTATGGGAGCGCCGTTCGACGCTAACCTTGCTGAGTATCTGGATGATCAGCTTTTAACCACCATATCCTCTGATTTAATTGATGATTTTGAATCTGATAAATCAAGCCGTAAAGACTGGGCTGATACCTTTGTTAAAGGGCTTGATGTTATTGGATTTAAATATGAAGAACGTACAGACCCGTGGGAAGATGCCTGTGGGGTGTACAGTAATGTACTAGCTGAAGCTGCAATCCGCTTTCAAGCTGAAGCGATGAGCGAAACGTTCCCCGCCGCTGGTCCTGTCAAGACTAAGATATTAGGTGAAATTAGTCAGCCAAAGGAGGATGCTGCCCTCCGTGTTCGTACCGACATGAACTATGAGCTTACTGAAGTCATGGTCGAGTACAGGCCAGAGCACGAGCGACTACTCTATAGTCTTGGTCTTGCAGGATCAGCCTTTAAGAAAGTGTATTACGATCCCAACCTTGGTCGGCAGGTAGCTATGTTTATACCTGCGGAAGATGTAGTTGTGCCGTATGGTGCGTCTAATTTGGAGACAGCAGAGCGTGTTACACACGTAATGCGTAAGACTAAGAACGAACTCATTAAGCTACAGGCACTGGGTTTTTATCGGCAGATAGATTTAGGTGACCCTGAAACATTCCATACCGACATTGAAGAAGCTAAAGCAGAACAAGGCGGTTACACGCTAAATGCTGATGACCGCTATACAGTCTGTGAGTTTCACGTTGATATGGTTATTGATGATATAGACCAAGAAGACGAGGACTTACAGATAGCTAAACCCTACGTCATCACTGTAGAGCGTGGTACGGGTGAAGTGTTAGCGGTAAGACGTAACTGGAACCCTGACGATCCTTTGACGCTTAAGCGTCAACATTTTGTCCATTACGCTTACGTACCGGGGTTTGGCTTCTATGGCCTTGGTTTAATTCACATTATTGGTGGATATGCTAAAGCAGGTACTTCTCTTATCCGTCAATTAGTTGACGCTGGTACGCTAAGTAACTTACCGGGGGGTCTAAAGACTCGTGGACTACGTGTACTTGGTGACGATGGACCCATAGGACCGGGGGAGTTTAAAGACGTAGATGTGCCCAGTGGTAGTATAAAAGAGAACATAATGACTCTTCCTTACAAGGAACCGAGTCAAACGCTACTCGCACTGCTTAAGCAGATCACGGAGGAAGGCCGTAGACTAGGGGCTATTTCAGATATGAACATATCTGACATGAGTGCTAACGCTCCGGTTGGAACAACACTAGCTCTACTAGAGCGTACCTTAAAGCCAATGGCTGCGGTACAGGCGAGGGTGCATTATGCGATGAAACAGGAGTTCAAACTGCTCCGTGCGATTATTGCTGAACACGCTCCTGAAACTTACATATATGTTCCAGACCGTGGTGAACCTCGTGCAAGGCGCGAAGACTACGCGATGGTTGAAGTCATTCCTGTTAGTGACCCTAACAGCAGTACGATGGCACAACGGGTAGTGCAGTATCAGGCTGTGTTGCAGATGTCACAGGCTACCCCACAGATATATGACTTACCTCAGTTGCATCGGCAGATGATTGAGGTGTTAGGTATAAAGAACGCAGACAAGCTAGTGCCTACTAAAGATGATATTAAACCTACCGACCCGGTAAGTGAGAACATGAATGTGCTGGTAGGTAAACCGATAAAAGCCTTTATATATCAAGACCATAAGGCGCACATTGCTGTGCATGAAGCGTTCTTGCAAGACCCACAGATAGCTGCGTTTATTGGACAAAACCCTGCTGCACAACAGATTGTAGCTGCTCTTAAAGCACACATAGGGGAACACATGGCCTTCTTGTATAGGCAACAGATAGAAGAAAGACTAGGTGCGCCGCTTCCGCAGCCTGATGAAGAGATGCCAGAGGTTGTAGAGGAGAACTTGTCTAGGCTAATGAGCCAAGCTGCTATAGAGCTTACACAACAAAAACAGGCTCAAGCTGCACAGCAGCAAGCACAGCAGCAAGCACAAGACCCTGCATTCCAGATGAAGCAAGCAGAATTGCAGCTTAAAGCGCAAGAGCAACAGAGAAAAGCGGCTAAAGATCAAGCAGATACAATGCTTGACGCTGCAAAACTTGAGCTTGATAAAGAAAAAGCAACCACTAATGCTACCTTAGAAGCCAATAGAATTGCTTCGCAGAACCAAGCTGCGGAAGCCAAGAACGATATGGAAGAAGCTAAGATCATTATGGATGCGACTAAGACGGCTAACGAAGACAGAAGGACTAGAGCTGAAGCAGAACGAGCCAGAGCTGAAGCACTACGCGACGATAGAGAGGATAGATAGCTATGAGCAAACCATTCGATGAGGAAGAACATTTTAAAAAACGAGTAGTTACAAGGATTAGCGTTGCTGATATTGATTATTTGCAAGATACGATTGCTTTCCAGAAACATTATAAACGTCAGTTTCGCTTGGGGAATATTGAAGGGCCAAACCTCAACCCTTATTTCACTGACGAGATAGAAGAAAGATTGGACGCAATAGCGTTGCGACTCAAAGGACAATTAGAAAATACGCCGATGATTGATCTGATGGGACTAGAAAAAGAATATAGCAATATGACTGTTGAGGAGATATACGACAAGGCCGAGCAGGTGTGCAAAAAGCTAGACGAAAAATATGAAACAGAGAAAACGGAGCATTAGCTTATGGCTAAAACAGTCTTTCAGGTTCTTGAAGAAAAGCTAGACGAGCTACAAAAACAGCAAGAAGAATGGATGAACGGTGGTAGTGCTCAAAACTACGCCGAATACAAAGAATCGTGCGGGGTAATCCGGGGTCTAGCCCATGCACGCAGAGAAATACAAGACCTCTCGCGCAATTATATGGAAGAAGACGATGACTGAACCAGCAGTTAAAATGACGGCTATTGAAGCAAAGCGAAAGAAGAAGATAGAAGAACAGGAGCTTGAACGACAAAAGGAAGTGGTGCTAGACAAGCACATACCCAAACCTGTTGGGTATCGTGTGATGGTGGCTCTTGCCAATGTAGACGACAAGTTTGATGGTGGTATTGCAAAAGCTAGTCAGACTATAAGGGAAGAAAACATTCTCCAGATGACAGGCGTTGTCTGTGATATGGGGGATGAAGCCTATAAGGATAAAGAACGTTTCCCTAGTGGTCCGTGGTGTAAAGAGGGAGATTATGTAGTCTTCCGTGCTAGTACAGGTACAAGAATTAGAGTGGGTGATGTCGAATATCGCATTATGAATGATGATTCGATTGAAGCCGTAATTGATGATCCGAGTAGATTAACTCGTGCGTGAGGAATAAATTATGCCAATGCAACAAGTAGAATATGAGTTTCCCGATGTAGAAAAGGATGAAAAAGTACAGGAAGTAGAGATAAAAGAAGAAGAAGCTGTGGATACTACAATAGAGGTGGAGGGTGCTGTAGGCCGCGAAACTATAGGAAAACCCAATAAGAAAGAAGAAAAAGAAACGAAAGAAGAAAGCACTATAAAAACAGGTGATGTTGAAATCGAAGTTGAGGACGATACTCCCCCTGCGGATAGAGGGCGTAAACCTTCTGAACCTCCTGAAGAAGTAACTAACGAAGAATTAGAGAATTATTCTGAGAAAGTTAAAAAACGTATTCAGCATTTTAGCAAGGGATACCACGACGAGCGTAGAGCCAAGGAACAAGCTACTCGTGAAAGAGAAGAGGCTATAGTTTATGCTCAAAGACTTATAGAAGAAAACCAACAACTAAAGGCTACAGGTGACCAAAACCATAACGCTTTGATTCAATCTGCTAAAAAACAAGTTGAGTCTGAACTTGCCGTAGCTCAACAAAACCTTAAGCAAGCGCACGATAATGGAGAAACTGACAAACTTATTGAAGCACAACAACAGTTAAACCAAGCGCAAATACGAGCAGATAAAGTAAACAGCCTTAAACCTAAAGCAACGCAAAAGTTACAAGGTTCTTTACAACCGCAAGAAAATAATGTTCAATCACAACAACTTGCGTCCCCAGAGCCACAGCAATTTCAACGCGATGAGAAAGCTGAAGCGTGGGCCGATAAGAATACATGGTTCGGAAACGGGCCAGAAGGTGATCCAGAGATGACAGCGTTAGCTTATGGATTACATACAAAATTAGTTAATGAGGGCGTTAGTCCTCAGTCTGATGAATACTACGAGAAAATTGATTCTCGTATGCGAGCAGTATTCCCCAGTCAGTTTGATGACGGGATAGACGACGAGCCAGAGGAGGCTCCCAAGAAGAAATCGAGCAATGTGGTTGCACCCGCTACGCGGAGCACTGGCCCCAAAAAGGTCAAATTAAAGCAATCACAAATAGCTTTAGCGAAACGTCTTGGGGTTCCACTGGAACAATACGCCAAACAGGTTGCTGAATTAGCGAGGAAACAATAAATGGGTGAGATTAATAGAGATAAACGAGAGGCAGACTCCAGAGTTACAAAAACCAGAAAGCGTTCATGGGAAAGGCCAGAAGTATTGCCTAAACCTGAAAAGCAAGACGGTTACGAGTATCGCTGGATACGTATAAGCACTCGTGGTACTCCTGATGCCACCAATGTTTCCGCAAAGCTACGAGAAGGTTGGGAGCCAGTAAAAGCTCAAGACCACCCAGAAATTTTTACCGACTCTATTGTGGATAATCGGTTTAAAGATAATGTTGTTGTAGGTGGTTTAATGCTTTGTAAAG